TCCTTCCTTTTCTTCGCGTCTTCTTTAATGGATTTAATTGTAGTTTTTCGACGCGTGCGGAGAGGTTTTCTAGGTCTTCTCCGCTCGACCTCTTGCTGCTCTTTTTGCTGTGGTTCGATTTCGCTTTGTTCTTTAGCTCGGATAACATCCCCATCGACAACAACTGGTACATCTGATTTTGTGGGGGGGTTAATCTCCTGGCATAAAGGGGGACGAAGCAACTCCGAGGGTTGTTCAACGGCATCCAGCCAGTCGTCGAATAACTTTCGGTCGAATTCAGGAAGCAAGTGGTTAAACTCCACGTCCATCCAGCCTCCAACATTTTCGTTGGGGTACTGGTCGGACTCGGCAAATCGTCCCCACCAAGTTCCCACGTTGAGCAATCGTTTAGGTCGAAAGCTCGACAGCAATAGCACTTTTCGGCAAAATGGACCAATGACTGGTGTGTTTCTATCCGTTGCCACGTATGACATGGCCTTTTCCACCAGCTTGCTTTCAGCTGAGACATTTTCAGGTAAGCGAACCGTCGTGTGGAATTTGGCGAGCTGTCTTTTAGTATCACACATACTGTCAGGACAGCCATACCATACTTCCGGTGAATAATACCGTGCCAAGAATGTGACACCCCGATGTCCTCTTGGAACCACAGCGGCCTCCAGGACGAGTCCCACGGACCGCGCTGCCCATTCATGTTCCTTGGGGTCAAGGTTAGCATCGAGGCCATCGTCACCAAGGTGAATGCCGAGTGCATTGAACGCTTCCTCCGGGGAGAGATAAACACCATTTCTCTGTGTGTGCCTGTAGGCAAGATAGCTGGTGAAGGAAGCGCGCAGCGTTTGGAACAGGCTGGTTGCTGAGCAGCCTGATCCATGCGAAGGTCCCTGTTCGAAAGATGTTCCAAATGGTAAGTATCCTTTGTTGTTAGCATTCCTTTCCAACAAATTATTCAAAAGGTCCCGGTGGTTTACAAAGGCCTTCATGCAAACCATTCTATCAATTCTGCGCAAGGTGTGTGATATTGTTCCGTCCATACGATGATAATCGGAGACGTTCACAAAATCAGCATTTGCGCAGATTTCCACAACGCGTTGGGCTATTTGTAACGGTGTTTTGCCTGGCGCATACCAGGAAAATTGCTTACAATGTTCAGACAGAGCTAGGGCGAAAGTGGCCATGTCTAGTTTATCTGCGTCATTGTAAGTAGAAATGTTCCTCGGATCTTTAACATCAGCATATGCT